CCAGCCATTATTGCCGGTGGTGCACTGATTGCTGCCTCAGCTGCTTTTAAAGCGCTTGCCGGGAAGGGTGTATCGTCTTTTGCTACAGGCGGTACTGTCTTTGGGCCTACTCTGGCAATGATAGGTGATAACCCTGGCCGGGAGGAACATATTGTGCCCTCTGAGGTGATAGATAAGCTTTCAGGTGGTGGTGGCTTCCCGGATAGGGTGGAATTATTTGCAAGAGGCACAACATTAGCTGCTGTATTGCAGAGAGGTAATAATTCACAAAGTAGAATAAATGGCTAATTATTTTCGCAAATATTATTTTGAATTTCAAGATAACCATGTAACTAATCCAGCTACGTGGAGAGTGGATATAATGGATAGTGAGGGAAGTGTCCCAACAGAACCATTTTTACTTACAATGGGCAATTCTCCACTAGTTACAGAAAGGGTAGACTCTAATGAAGATAAAACTACATGGATTATAGGAAGGCAAATAACAGTAACGTATGTTTTTACAGATGAACCGGGAGTTCCACTTCCTACAGAGTTTTTTGAAGCAAACGAACGCAGATTTAAGATTGAAGTAAGGAAGAATGGGATGGTTGATGGAGTTTATTTTGTGAAGCCCGATTTCTGCGAATACCCAGATGATTTCATAAATTATGAAATTCAAATAAAGGCCATTGATGGACTCGGATATTCTAATCTCCCAGTTAATTTATCAGATGAAAACGGGTCATTTATTTATGATAAACTATCTATATATGAAATAATTGTTGAAAGATGTTTATATCAGATATTCGATAATAGCACTGATGTATATTTATTAAACAGCCTGGAACCATTGAATATGGAATTAGGTCAACATCTGCTTACAGGATGCTATTTTCATACTGATATATTTTATGATTTTGTAAAGGGCGCCGTATCTATAAAAGATGTACTGGAAGCCTTTTGTATGTCTTTTTATGCTAGGATATTCAGTTCAATGGGTGCAATATGGATAATAAGATCGCAGGATTTATATAATAGTTCATTTAATATAGAAAAATATGAATATCCAAGTACGGTTACTGAAATAACAAATTTTGATTTGTTATCCACATTAGGGCCTGATCCTTCATCTTTTGATTTGATGCCTGTTGATAATTTGGCAAATAATAAAATGCTGCCGGCAATAAAAAAATCTGAATTTGAAGTAACATACAAAAGTATAAATCAACTCAAAAATTTTGACTGGTCCGTTTTTGATGGATCTGATTTTGATGATTGGTCAAGATTTGGCTCTCCACCTCCCACAATAGGAAGGACCGGATCCGGCATCTTGGAAGATCCATATAGGTTATATTTCCCATATAATCAGGTATCTACAGGCACATTGCATGTAGATCAAATAACAGCAATGGGCTCAATAAATGCAGGTGATATTATTGAAATATCATTTAAATATTTATTTTCAAATGTAAATGGATTTGCTATAAGGATTAGAGTCGGTGGAACCGGGGCTGATTATATGACCCTAAATAATAGTGGTTCATGGGAATATACATTTGGTGTAAGTAGCGGTGAAATGCCCATAACAAGATCAGGTAAAAAAAGAAATGGATCTTTTACATTAAAAAGCGCGCCAATTCCAAGCAGTATCCCTACAGGAGATTTCCCTAATCCCGCAAGATTGGATATATATATAGTTCGGCCCGTAGATCCTATTACAGATGATGGAGCCATGGCCCCAGCTGTAGAGATATACCCAATAAAGGTGGGAATAATATCCCTTTCTGATGCTGGTAGGCATGTTACCGCTATAAATCCAGCAAATTTCAGCCAAACAAAAGATACTGAAGATTTCACGTTTATTGATACCGGAGAGGATGGTATAAGCAATACTATATTTACCGGTAATCCAATTGTTCCGGCATCTTCGTGGACAGTAAATAAAGCTGGCGTAGAGGATGATGATATTGAAAATCACATGGGTAAATCTCATATTGATCAATATGCGCGCTCTCTCACTTCCTGGGAGGGCAGTGCTTATTCAAATTCACTGGAATTTTATCATGTTATAGAAATGATTCATAAGCCGGGAAAACGTTTTATGCAGATGACAGACACTTACGACAATAGAACATGTACCCATAATTTATTGTTAATGGAAGTGCTATCTGAAGGGGTCGGTAATGCAGCCATTACCCAATATGATATTAAAGATCAAACCGACGAATAATATATTATATTTGCTTTATGGGTGTTATAAGAGGATCTGACTTTATGATTTCAATTCTGGTAGATGGCTCTCCGGTAGATATTTGCTTCTCTACCGATTGTGCTATAAACCAGATTTTTGAAGCTAGAGAAATAAGTGGCCCACAAGGTCAATGGCGGGATTATATAGGGGGGTTTTCCGGATATACCATAAGTGTTCCCGGGCTTATTAACTGGCAAAGTGCTATGAATTATTTAGAGCTTGAAGCACTTGCACATGCACGTAAAAAGTTTCAATGGACGGCTTCTGATTCGGACAATGGCGGCGTTGTGCACTCTGGAACAATATTAGCCACACAACTAAATCTGACATCGGTAAACAAAGACGCGGCCAGATTTGATTTTTCTGCCATTGGTTGCGGCCCTAAGATTACGCAGAAATTACCCATAGCGTCTAATGTGTATTTAGCCAACTTCGCAGGGAATAGGCTGCCAGGGTGCCCAGATCCATATCCTGTTGCATTATATTGGTATGATCAAACATTTATCGGCATAGCCAATAATGCAGATGAAGTAATTGATCAATATAATTCATATATAGGCAACTTATATTATATGCTGACCGGATATACAACCGGCTGTGATTTCAGTCTTCTTTCTTCATATAATGCGCCATTCATTCCTACATTCATATTGGCGGAACAAGCTCCATCCTTGGCCATGTGGACAGGAAACAATAATGAAGCAATAAGTAATGATCAAGATAACAATAACGCAATAAGCCCCGGTTATGCCTAAGCCAGATGTTGATGTAGTAACGCTTGTTGCTACACAAGAATTAACCACACAAGCAAGCCCAACCGCCGACTGGTTCCTACCTATTGGCGATCCGGCTGTGGGTAGTAAAATAACGAAAAAGACAACCATCAATATGGTTGGTGAAGTGGTATCCGGTATTGTTGGCTCAGCTGTGTTAGTCCCGGATAGGGCATATCAGATACAACCTGATATGTCCGTTTTCATAAATGGTGTACTTGATCCAGATATTACAATTGAAAATGATATAAGTGGCTTTCCGCGTATTCTACATGACCCTTATTTGGATGGTAAAGACTGGTCAATGTTCCGGCGCGGTGTGGAATATTTTGTAAAGGGGCAGCAATGGCAAAATGATGTAGCTGGGGGAGGATGGTCTCTTAAAGAGGCAGGCGATCAATTTGAGCCCGGTCAGGAATATTTTCATATCTACAAACCCGTTATAAGCAACGTATTGGTCACTCCGGACGCCATAGCTCGTTTTACTTTGGGTGAGGCTGTAGTTAGTGCAACAGGGAACGCCCTAGCTGCAAATGACCGGAAATTGATCCTTATACAGGGTGGCACATCTGCTGCCATTACTTATACCTTGCGAGCTGCGTATCCGGAAAATGTGCTATGTGTCATAGAAACCGGTGGTGGAGCCAATAAGCAAACCATAATTGCGGCGCCTGGTGGGCAAACAATTTGGAGAGGTGGTATGAGCGGTCGTATTGTCTTAGGCCAGGTAGATTATATTGCTTTGGTAAGAATAGGTACCGTTTGGCGTGTAGTAGCATCCGGAGAAAGGTGGAAAAATGTCGGTACTATTGTGATGGGCGGCATCCCTGGACCTGATAGAATTGCAGCCAATGGACAGGATTTGCAGATTACGGATTATCCCGGAGTAAGTGATTATATAACGACATTGAATACAATTTTCCCTGGTAGTGTGATCACAATTGCCGCATGGAATGCCGGGGATAAAACTAAATGGGCCACAGATGGCATTATAATAAGGACTCCGGATTTACGTGGCTGGTTTCCGCGCTTCCTGGACCTGGGCGCCAATAAGGATCCTGATAGGGGCATTATACCAGGCGCAACCGTTGGCAGCTCACAGGCAAGCGCCAATAAAGCCCATAACCATGCCGCCGTGGATGACGAAAGATACAATCGGATTTTACTACATGATGGGTTTGGGACGGTCCAGTTTGTAGACAATAATGATCCCAGCGGAACTGAACCTAATTTGTTAAATTCCAGGGCAATGGCCGTTGAAGGAAACGCAGTTGAGGCGCGCCCAGAAAATGTAGGATTACCAGCTTTAATAAATATTTAATTATGAAACGATTATCGTTATTACTATTAACCATTTTACCGCTTATTGCATTTGGGCAAGGGATTTGGCAGCCACAGGTCACAAACAATAAAATAAACCGTGTCAAAATTGATAGCGTATTGATTGTCCCACGTGACACAGCAGCTACTAATAATGCTCTTTACCTGGGCGCCCCTGTGGGAGATAGTGGCCGTATTGCCTATTATCACAACCAGTTTTGGGGGTATACCAATGCCGGATGGGGAACATTTGTAGGCGCCGCCGATCTTCCTATTGATACTGTTTTAAATATTACCGCTCTTTTGGCTTATACAGGTAATGCTAAATTATTAATTGTTACTGATAGCTTACGTGGGGGTCTGTTTAGAAAGGTAAACTCTGTGGCAAATAACAACGGCACTAAGTTCCCCGGATGGTGGCGGGTATATGATGAAGCAATAGGCATTAATGTGTGCTGGTTCGGTGCAATTGGAGATGGCGTTAATGATGACACCCAGCCTATAAAAGATGCAGTGGCAGCAGCTGATAACGGAGATAATATTATATTCCCTACACGATCAATATACCCGTCTGCCGGCCCATTCTATAAGATAACAAGCACTATAACTATTAATAAGACAGCTCTCACATTGAAGGGTGATAATTTCAATCAGCAATTTAGCACAACTATTAAAGGTACTGGTAGTAATTATCCTATGTTCATTGTTACGGTTGCTGAAGTTGGATTTCAGGGATTAACATTGCGCGGCAATGGTTCCTTTACACTTATAGACCCAAGCACCGGAGCTGGAAGGTGGGCAGATGGGGCCACCATAAGCGGCATACGCGTAGAGGGTGATGCCGGCGCCAATGGTGACTTAAAAGTGCAGAACTGTACAATGATCTATTTAGATACCTGTATTACTTTCAAGGCGCGTAATGCTGATATAATCAATAACATTTTTACACAGGACAAGCAGCCGATAGTTATACTTGACGCCAATACAGGTCAGCAGAGAGGATTTAAAATCCAGGGTAATTGGGTTCATTCAAACGGGGATACCTGTATAAATCGCGCATTTGTAAAATGTGTTGATCAGAATGCTTTCCAGATATGGGTTAATAATAATCAACTTGATGGGCAACCCAATGGCATGTTAGCTGACATAACCGCCGACAGCGCCGTACAGGTTATTGGTAATAATATAGCAATTGGGCGCGGCGGTCTTGTTAAATTAACAGGCGTAAATGGTGCACAAGTTAATAGCAACTATTATTTGGGAGGAAGCTATCTTACTAGGGGAGATGGTGTATTGCTTACTAATTGTAAGAATATAACTATTAATGGTAATAATATTTTGCAAGTGGCTAACAATGGTATATCCTTAATAAATACCACTAACAGCATAATAACAGGAAATTATATTAAGGACTTTTCATGGACTGGGAAGGGTAATGCAGGAAATTATAATGGTATTTCACTAGATGCTACCAGCGAAAGCAATAGCATATACAGCAACCAAATAGCGGTAAGGACGGCCGGCTATGTTTTTAATCGCATGATATTGCCCAGCACTACATTGGCTGCAAATCATATTGGATTAAATGATAAGTATTTGGGTGCAAATTTTTCTACTACCACCGGGATGGAATTTGCGTCTACTGTTAAGACGCCGGTAGTTGGCTTTGGTAGCTTTGACACCACTCTTCGTTATGATATTAGCTATGTTCCTGCAAACCAAGAATTACAAGTGAATAGAACCGGTTCCTTCACTAATATGAGATTTCAATCCAATGGGAATACCCGTACGGACTTTTTATTTGATAACAGTCTTGGTACAATGCGTATAGGCGTAGGTAATAGTAATGGATACCTGACGGGTGCATCTAATGCCGGCGGTATAGAGGGGGCATATTTACAGTATGCAAAGTCTGGAAGCGCGACTAACTCATTAACATTTTCTGCTGCTTCGGCTATGCCACTTCAGCGGCTAGGAATTACAGCTGATAGCGTAGTCATAGGCAACGCATCAGTTGGTAGCACTTCAGTTGCGGTAATCAACGGGTTCAAAATATGGAATGCCGGCAATGATGGCGCAGGTAGTGGGCTCATAGCTGATAGCCTGGATGGTTATAATTCTACCGATTTCGCTTTATCTGCATCTACCCACACGATGGCAGCCGGAGCCGGTATGAGTATATCTGGTGGCACGCAAGATTTATCTACAAATAGAACCTGGACATTTACTAATACTGGCATACTTAATCAGACTTTATCGGAGGAAACCAAATCATTTTGGGCGCAGTTTGGGAATCTACGCACCCTAACCCTTAAGGGCACAACAAATCCGCTTGTTGCCTTTAATGACGGGACTAATCCGGTAGCTAATATTCAGCTAACTGGCGGCCGGCTCGATTTCAATAACTCCAATAGCTATACCAGTTTCACAGGTACTGCCAATATAGGCTTTAATATAGCCACCCCCACGGCCAAGGTAGATATTAACGGCGCTACAGGCTATAACCAATTACGCTTGCGTACATCCTATACTCCAACATCAACAGCGGACGCCAATGGTAATACCGGGGATGTTACATGGGATGCAAGTTTTATATACATTAAAACCGGTGCTGGCTGGAAGCGCGCAACACTATCAACTTTTTAATGATAAAATTAATAACAGATAAATAAATTATATGCCCGAACAGAAAACAATTATCAGTATCAAGAACCCCACACCAGCATGGGCTAAATATGTATTCCGCGCTATATTGCTGGGGGCTGCCACCCTAAACACAGCCATTGTCAGCGCGCCCGGAATTACTGAGCCGACAAAACTAAGTATCGTATATTGGTCAGGAATTATCGTGACATTTATATGGGGGCTTTCCCGCATCTTAGGCATTAAGATAAAGGAGACGGATACAGACACCGCTATTAAGTCATTCGACGATCCAGGCCCCGGCACAGGCCCCAAAGATCCACCACCGTCAAAACCATGACCAGAAAATCATATATAATACTGCTTTTATTTCTTTCCTGGGTAATAACCAATCTCCACCGGCTATGGAATAATTCGCCGGTGGTTTTTACAAACCCATTTCCATTGGACAAAGAATATCAGCTTACCTGGCACTGGTATATATACAGTATACTTGACGCTGTATCAACAGCCATCATATTTTTTTCATTATGGCTATACATCAACAGCAATATGAAAAAAGATAAAGATGTTCTACGTACATTTGGTGCCATATTTGCAAACTATCTTATAGACATTGTGCACTATGTGCTGTGTGCCCGTCACAATGAATTAATCCTTTCAATTGAAGGGTTAATAATAGTATGGGCAGCATATAAATTATTTGTTAAGAGATTAAGAAAACCCCTATGCCATGGATAGACCGCTGAAATTAGTTGAATTTATTATTGGATGCATAGTATTTATTATATCCATACTTATGATGCTTTATAATAGCGGCACGAAGAACGGTGAAATGTTACAAATGAATGCAACGCAAAATATGCGCCTAGATAAAGTAGAGCAACAAATGAAGGAAGATAGAGAGACAGCTAACAAAGACAGACAGGAATTATATAATAAGCTGGACAAGATGAATGATTCACAAACATCTATTCTGATATTATTGCAGAACAAACAAGATAGACAATGAAAAAAGTATTAAACATGCCAATAGGCACCCGTTTAGCAATCGTAATACTTTGGGTTATCTATGCAACATTAATCATATTAACATGAGGAATATATCATATATTGTATTTCATTGTACAGCAACTAATCCCAATGCAAAGCCCGAAGCCATTCAATCATATTGGAAAAATAATTTAGGTTGGAAAAACCCTGGGTATCATTATCTTATTTCATCCGATGGTATTATTCATCAACTGGCGGATGAGTCTATTGTATGCAATGGTGTTGCAGGTTACAATAGCAAATCCGTCCATGTAAGCTATATTGGTGGTATAGATGACAATGGTGCGCCACATGATACCAGGACGCCTGAGCAGATAAGATCAATGAAGGAAATGGTTGTAAGGCTTAGAGAGAAATACCCTAAAGCAATTATACAAGGACATAGGGATTTCCCGAATGTTCATAAGGCTTGTCCATCATTTGATGTAAAAACCTGGTTAAAGTCTGTCAATATTCAATAAAATGGTTACAGTGATAAGGCCGGGGTGTTTACCCTGGCCTTTATTCACCGTTATATTCCTGTATTATAATTCCACCTTTTTTATCGTCTGTGGCCCATAATGCAACCCCTCCTGACCTTTTTAATTTTGTTAATAGATCTCTTTGACTTTCGCTAAAAGTATCTCCAATTTTCTTTACCTCACACATGAGCATTCTTCCATCAAACTTATAGAATCCGATAATATCAGATAGCCCCCGCTCTCCTACAAAGTCTCTTCCAGGAACTCTGATTTGATTCTGGCGCCAGCAATACCAACCTCTATATTTAAGCTCAGCCAATGCTTTGTTCGTTATCTCCGATGTTGTTAGAGGTTCAAATGACATCTTTTGCTTTTTCAATTGCTAAGTTTTTTATTATTAATATTTTAGCCATGTTCCTAACGGTTATGCCTACATAATAATCTTTCTTCCAGCCACCATTATAAAGCAGGTTCATGACTCTCTTAAATTCATTTGTCGGCATATCATTATGTATCCCTTGCTGCATATCCTGTAAATATTTCCGTGCAGCCTTATCCATGTATTCCCATTTCTGCAAAGGGGAAAGATTTATCTCTCCCCTTTTTTCCAGCCAATCATATACAGCAGTTGGCACAAATAATTCATTCAATGCATTTATTGCGGCGTGAGCTATGCAAGTATGCCACTGATCCGACCAGTCTACCTCACCCTCACTTAATTGTTTTTGTTCTTCTTTCGGCATTTCAATTTGTTTTTTTTCTTCGGCGGCCCAATGCCGGTAAGCTGACATTATCCGCGCCACATATTGACAGGTGAAATTTTCATATGGATTTATCTCATTATCTGACAAGTCAAGCTTACCCGCCATTGCCATATCAAAAGCAAGATATATTTCAGCCGGCGTATGGCCACCATAATGACGCCTAAAAAAAGAAAGTAATATTTTCTTTTCCTGGGGTGATGGTAGATTGTTTGCCCGTATTCCGCATAAAGACATGGCATATTTAAGCGCATTCTCAATTTTCTGATCATCATAAAGATTCTTTATTTTCTGCCCATTTAAGGCCATATAAAGCGAATTTTGATCACCAGTTAATGAGGCCTTGTGTTCTGTTGATGCTAGTTCCCCCTTGTTTAGGTGGGAAAGGCTGTTGTTTATTTCCTGCATATCCATATGAAGTATTTTTTTCCGGCCAGATACCCTGCCATCCATTACGTATTGCGGTCTCAATCAGCTCTATAGCCTGACGAAAATTATAACCGTGATTCACAAACCATTTAAGTTGCCGTTGAGCACTTTTAGGTGACTTATAAGGTTTTTTTATTTCCTTCCTGTATTCTACCCACTCCGACCAGGTGGCGAAAAATTCGGGTTCTGTGTACGGTAATTCCTGATATTCCATTATTGATACTTTGAAAGTTTGTATAATAAATTATCTATATCCGTTTTATACCGATAATCCAGGCTGAGTTTGAGCATATCCTTAATGAATTTTACTGAATGTATTGCCGTGGTATGATCCCGATTGAATATATCAGCCGTTTTTTTGAAAGTGAACCGGCAGTGTTCCCGGAGTAAATATATGGCTATTTGCCTGGCATATACAGTTTCACTTTTCCTACTAATTGATTTCAATTCCTTTTCTTGAATATGGAAGTAATCACATATTTCAGTAATAATCCGGTTCTGATCATATAGGAGCGTTTTAATTGATTCCTGTGCATTGATCATAAGGCCAGGGAATGCCCATGCAGCGCTGACTGTATTCGGTATTATCATACGGTTTGGGTTAAAAATTGTTCAATTTCTATACTCTGAGGTGGAAGTAGTTCTCTGAAGAAATGTTTATTATAAGACGGCATCTCTCCATCTTCGTCTAATATATTATATTCTTCAAGAGTTATATATGTTTCACTTTTTGGATCAAAACCGGATACAACACACACTTCTTTATATCCAGGTCCAGGTCTATCTTCAAATGTTTCCGTATCCATCCATCCGCCACCGATTTGGCATTCAACTATACTTCCTGGTTTCATTGCTTTTCATTTTCTAATTGTTCTTTAACTGCATTTTTAGCATCGGTAGCGCTGATGTTGCGTCCATGCGTTACTGGATTCAACTGGTTGGCCTGAAGATCATCAATCATTTTAGATGCCTCATCAGAGGTTATGCCGCCATTAACTTTGTCAGCCAAGATACCTTTTGTATCCTCATCATAGGATGAAGTACCAATAAGAGAATAGATATAATCCTGTTGATGTACCGAAGCGGGGAAATCAGAATTATCAATATTAATAGCTTCGTTAACCTTGATCCAGCGATCAGTTTTAGGAACATACTTCGTAATGCGCTTTATAACCGTTTTACGGGACATTTCTCCCTCATCAGTTATCCATACACATGAAGTTGTTTTACCAGAAGCATAGGCCCTGTATGCGTCGCTACGGCTCCTAATCTCATAAACCTCATTCTTTGACATAACTTCGACCAGCTTGGTACCATCCGGAAGTTCTGCAACGGCATACACGTAGGTCATTTCCTTACTCTTCCTCTTTGGAGAGTGCTTTATTTCAACAGAGGTGCCTAATATTTCCTCAAACTCATCCCCATCATAAACCACATATGCATATACGTTTTTAACACTGCCGGTATCTGCAATTAATTTAACAAGACCCTGATAAGAAGGGGAAAGAGTGGCCTCAACGCGGCCGTCTTTAGCGGCGCGCGGTGTGAGGTATGCAAGTTTTGATATGGGATTTAATGAAAGGCCGGTGAGCGCTAAATTAAATATCGCTTTGGCTACCGTTTTTGGGTCCGCTTTTGCAAGGTAAGAATTGGAATTGATAGCCTGCATAGCAAATGATGCTTCCCTTTTTAACTGATCTTGTCCTATCATTCTAATAAGATCCGTCATTTTAGGACTGAGCACCTCAAATAATGATTTTTCTGACAATGCAATTTCTTGTGACATGTTAACGTTTTTTATTATTAAAACCTTTTGATTTAAAGGAATTTGGTTTTTGCGTTGTATTATGATAGCCGTCGCATTCAGAACAATAATATGGATGAAGATGTCCGGATACCTTTTTACTTCCTTTCTTCCTGGAAAAGCTGCAATTTTTAATTGCATCCTGACGCGTATCATAAATTGGCTTATTACACATTACCTATAATTTTTAAAATAGCCCATGCTGAGATAGCCGTGAAAGTTAAACGCCAAAAATATAAAATTGCTTTATCTATCAGATGTCCTTTTTTTCTTTTTTCCTCTACGGATAAGTATCGATACGGACGAAATAACAACATATAAAGTGAACTTTAAGTTAAACAAAAATCTTTTCATTTTGATCAATTTTGGTTATGTTTTTTCTTCATTTCCTTATGGTAATTAGTCCATGTATTTTCAGAATCCGTACTGTTATTTTCCGGTCGCCACATTAAAATTAATACAATCCCTGCAACAAAACAGCTTATGCCTATAGCGAATCCTGTGGTTAAAAGTATAATGGCAATCCACGTAATGATATATATAATTTGTAAATACTCATCTGCCGATGTCGGAAATGATTCAACTATAAAATCAACTATTTCAGAATCAATAACAAATATTAAAAAAAGGAATGTGGCTATGCCTGACAAGTACGGAATTAATTTTCTCATTTTTTAATGTTGTATGTGAAAAATTGGCAGCCGTGAACAGCTGCCATTGTTCAGTTCATCTGTGATTGTTTCCTATTTAACCCTATTCTTTGAATATCATATCTTTTAATACAGTAATTTACTATGCTTCGGTATCTGGCAGCGCGTGTCAAATATTCCATTGCTATTTTCTCTGAGGTGAAAATAATGTTTTTTGCTAGATCTAATTCCAGCTCAGAAAGGCTGAATGCATGTTTTGCTGTAGAAAGCCAGTCTATCATTTTTGTATTGCTTTAGCCCAGTTATCGAATTTTTTGTCCAGATCCTCCTTTGCCGCTTCCAGGTTTTTAAATTGCTTTCCTCCCCTGGCATATTCCCCATTCGGCAGACGCTGTATAATACATCCTCTGTATGTTGTGAAGCCTAAAACAGCCTGTAATGAGCTTATAAATTCATTCTCCTGTGTTTTCATATTCGTCTAACTTTTTGATCATTTCCAAAGACATGCTAAGGGCGGCCTCAAACATTGATGGCTGTATTCTTACTCCTATAGCATCCTTATAAACAAGGTTTGAATTGGCGCACATTCCCTGTAAGGCTTGTGCTGCAAAATATTCCAGCTTTGTTAGACCTTCATGATCGAATGCCGGATGTGGGAACGCGGGTATTTTAGAATAATTACGATCCATATTAATTACTTGAAAGCATTAAACAATATGATTTTGGGAAGTGAACACCCATTTTAATAATAGCATATTCACCTTCATTTTTTGATAGCTTGCCGTCTGCAATGAGCTTACCAGCTTCATTATATATTTTATAGTAGGTAAGCATATGATCATATCCGGAAACGATTGCCAGCTCATTTGATTGCTGAGAGATCCTTGATTTAAACAGGCCATCTTTTACCTTTCCAGTAAACTTGTCAGCACATCCCAGAACTATAACCGTGTCGGTCATTTCATGAACATGTAGATATGATTGCTTAATATGCTGTACTTTTGTCTGAGCTGAAGCAGTAAGAGAAATTAAAACGATTGCGATAGTGATAAGTGATTTCATTTTGTTTGGTTTTATAAGGTTTATTAATTATTCCAAATCGAGCAATATTTTCTTAACCTTGACTTGCTGCTGTAAAGATAATTCGTTCAAACGAAATAACAAAATATTTCAGGAGTTATTTTCCAAATATTTTTCTATTTTCTTTAACATAGCGCCTGAAGGGTATAAAACCCACGTCCGGCCTATCATTTGGTATGTACGTATTCCAGGTAAAGATTCTTTAGAAGCGCATTTCAATTGTACCCATCGGTCTGTTTTCTTAATTAACTGGGCGTATTCCTGTACGCTTATCGCTTTTTGTTCCATCAATAATAATTTTAGCTAAGATAGTAACATTCGCGGAAACGAAAAATATATTTTGTTTGTTCAAATTAAATTACTTTATTTGTACTGTTTTTAAGGACAATCTGCGTTTACTGGTATTTATGTTAAAATACTAGGGTTGGGTTTAGTATAATGGTAGTATATGGGCCTCCAAAACCCAGTGTGCAGGTTCGATTCCTGCAACCCATGCGAGTTCCGGCGAAATCCCGGATATGTGGCGAAAGGCGTATGCCTAAACGTAGTTAAAACTACCTGATCTGAAAAGATTTAGCCCGTGTACCGCTAAACGTCAAGGGCGGAAATGTGTAAATAGCTCCAACGGTAGAGCGGCGGGTTGAAGTCCCGTGGTTATTGGTTCGATTCCAATTTTACACACTATAGGCCAAATTGCAGTTACTTCTTTCAAGATTTACGAATACTGCAATAATTGCCTTTATCTGGGGGCCAAACCAGTACGCAAACTGGCTTATTAGGTGCGGCCCGGTTCGATTCCGGGGGCCTCCACACATTGCTGATTATACATTAAGACAGTTTACAACAGACGGCCCTTTTACTGGGGCTGTTTTTATTTGTGGGAAAATAAAATTTGGTGAATTGAAATAAAGTTTTACTTTTGATCCGCGACCGAGAAATAAAAGATATTGCCAGTGATGGTAAGAAATACAACCCGCTTTCTCGGTCGCACGATACAAGCGGGTTTTTTCTTTTTATGCAGCAGATAGGAAATTCACATAATGCAGATAATTCACCGCCCTATAGGGCTGGTGTGCCTTTCACCGGGACGGCTTAAATGTGCGTACAACGATCCGAACAAAGGGCGGCAATGTATATGAGTTAAATGACCTGCCAGGACGCAACACTTTCCGGGGTCAGCCATACCAACGAAAGTCCCGACCGACGTCATAATTTATTATAAGGTCTCAAAGAAGGTTTGCAGGTAATTTTTTTATGGGGTAGGGGTAGTTTTTTTGTTACTTGCAAACACTTCTTTGAGACCTTCCCTCTCTTGAACCGCTCTCTCTGTCAGTAAACATCGATTTAACATTTTATATTAAATACATGGAATCACAAATTAATTTCTTAAACGGTCCTAAAAACGAAAAATATAAAAGATGGGCTATTGGCACATCATGGGCTTACCATGCCTACAATGAGCTTCTAATAGATGAAATAATTGAAATTACATGCTGGCATCTCAGGTTAATTATAGGTCAGCATAAATTCGACTTTTATCCTATGGGGAAAAAGATAATGAATAAGAAAAATAATAAGTGGTCTGAGATAAGCAGTGAACAACATTTAAGGAATTATATAAAATCTACTACATTGTGATTTCTATAACATTTTTTATTTTGTTTTAATTACGCAAATAATTATCTTCGCATTATGGAAACAACAGAAACAAAATATAGACTGCATAAAATGCAGCAAAAGAGAGTTGTGGAAATATTGAAATCTGGTGGTAAGATATATGTATACAAAGATATTGTTTACAGTAATCAGTATTTCCCATTATGGCTATCCTTATGGCCCCATACTCATGATACTCTTGCATTTATTATTAAACCAAAAATAAAATAACATGGCACTTGATTTAGAACTTACCGCGACATCGGCAAAGATTATACCTAATAGGCTTGCCCGCCATCCCTATAATGTGGTAGTCCAACTTGAAAATATTGAATATGATGAACTACTTAGCTGTGCAGCTGAAAACATCGCCATTGTGGATTTTATAAAACAAAAAGGAATTGCTGATGTTATAGATGAAATTGGGCTACCGGCTATTAAGGAGCATTTTGGTATTGATCAATAAAAAATAAATAATATGAAACCATTCAATTTACAAAAAGCAAAAGAAGGTGCTCAGGTTGTGACACCATGTGGATCTAAGGGGTATTACAAATTTACATCTATTAACAAGGTGGATGGTATTTGGCATTTTTTTTCATTGGAAGATAAAATTTCAAGTCCATTTAAAACCCCTGATGGAGTTGAGCATAAAATAAGCCAGTTTGTTATAAGAACAAATGATGTGGGGGAGGCGTTTCGCATTACAGACGGTTCCAGGACGGAATATTACGATTTATCCATGGCTCCGATAATTGTTGAAAAATGGATAAACATTTATTGTAATATTTTTGGTTATTTACAGTGCTCTAAAACGCCATATTGTTCACGCAGACAAGCCATGGATGAGATCATTGAAGATGAAAACCAGTCGTATGTTAATACTGTTTTGATAGAAATAAAAGAGTGTTAATCAATAAAAAAAATCAAATGAAACCTTTCGATTTAAAACGCGCGCTTGCCGGAGAGCCGGTTGTACATGAAAACGGTATGCCAATAAAAAAGATCATTGCATATGTTGAAGAATTGAATGAAAAGCAGAAATTAATAGTCCTTGATCATACCGGTAGGATATGTCATTATGATGACAATGGTTGTTTTATGCTTTGTGGATCAAGAAGTACCCTTGATTTGTATATGGGAGAGGTTGAATATGGCGGATTTATAAATATTTATCGGAACAAAAATGGGCGGATGTTTTGTAGTAGTAAAATATTTGAAGAACGGCCGGAAGGAGCTCCCAGTCTTGCTTTTGGCGTACAATATATTTGTACTATACCTATCAATTGGAAAGAATAAAATTATAATATGACTACAGATTTCAGTTTCACAGCAATATCAAGGCTAACCATCGAGCATACGCAGGGTGCTGTCAATTCACAGTTTAAAAGCTGCGATCTAAGATTGGAGCTATCAAATAACCTGAATAAGGACATGTATATTAGGAACGAGCTGCCTACAAAAGAAGCTCTGAAGCCAATTACACAGGCGCTAATTCATGGACTTATAGTTAACATGCGAATGGGCGCCGCACGCGGATGGTGGAAAGAAGGCGAGCATATGCAATATGTAATTGATGAATTACAGCGGGCGTTTGTAATGCCTGGTAGTGATCCTTTCATATCTGAAATGTAAATTATGGGATATATTCCACCATTCCCGCCACCTGAGCCGGGAGAAACAAAAGAGCGTTATAATGAAAGATGTATTGAGTATGCACAGGAAAATATTAAGCATTATAATATCCTCAGTAAGACAATTTTAATTGTGTTTGCTATTTTTATTTTATTCCTTTTAATTATTGCTATATGGAAAAGTTAAATTATAAAATAACCTACACAGAGCGTGTGCGCCTGCTGGCCGAAAAGATGGCAAAAGCTTCGTATGACAAAATGAATTACAGTATTCCATGGGACCGATGTAGTAATAAATATTATTACTACTCTAAGAAAATGGAAGATGCCCGGATAGCAATTGCAGAAACGGCAGAAGCTGTGATCATTTATGCTTTTGGCAGCCTGGAAGATTATAAGCAATTGGTAGAACAAGGACAGGAATTTGATTATATGGATCGTGTTCTAAAAGAACAAGGTTTAATCCCCGATAGCGCGCAGGAGGGCAGCCACGATGCCAACGTATAAAGAACGAGTTCAGGCCATTGCTGAAGAAATGGCGGCCAAATCACGGCCTAAACAATGGGAACAATGTTTTCGTGAACGGGACGAAATAACTGCACAGTATATGGAGGCTGCCCGGATAGCAGTTAAGTACATGGCTAATGCTGCGGGAAATGCATATTTGGCTGTTGAAGATGGTCATTGCATGGGAGCAGGTACATACGTAAAAGAGCAGGGTTTAATACCGGATCAGGAGGACAAAAGCAGTCAATTTACAAAGTTTATGCGTGGATATGGAGGATTACCGGACCAGGAGGCCGGGGAAGATGAAAAAAAATAATTTTATTTCCTATGCGGTGAAATTACCCACAGGTGAACTGTATGCAGCCACATTTCTTTTTAAGCGGGATGCTATCACCCACTTAACCGGGTATGATATAGATAACAAAGATCGGGCAGCTGAATGGCATAAATACTATTATAACGGGTGGCGAGTGGTTAAAGTAATAGTAACTGAAATATAACCGGCAAGGAGGCCGGGGAAAAGAATATTTCCATAAACAATAAAAGTTAATCTTATAAAAATAAACAGTATGAAAAGTAAACAAGAAATTTATTTGTGGGATCATCCACAGGTAGGAGATAACAGGGAACACTTCAATCTTTTAAAACACCTCATTTCAGAAACATTTTACTTTTGGCGTACACTTGAAACGGGAGGTGTAACGGTTGTTGCTGAAATGGTTAATGAGGATGAAGAAAGTACATCATATTTAATCACAGTAACCGGCAATGGAATAAACCCTATCCGCTGGGAGGGAGAAATTTGCGTCAATAATGACAATGAGGTATCGGTGTGGTATGGAGAGGACAGCAATCCCACTAACCCGGACCACCTGCGAAATATTATTTTATTCCAACTACTTCACGGATACGACGATTAAAAAAATCTGAAATGAAAAGTAAAATATTCATAACAGACCAGATACGCGCTATACAGGACGTCAGAATGACCCAGTTTATGGAGGTGGTTAAACCGCAGCCTTGGCCAGGTACGGGAGCCGGATTTGCATGGAGCCCAAAAGGTCCTGAAAGCGATTCCTACCTGTGGAACACTGATATGCAGTCATTATGCAATCATATGATGGAAGCGTGCCCATTCGGTAAGGTTGGGGATGTTATAGCGGTGCGGGAATCTTGGGTTTATGGCAATAAAATGGATGGTGAAGATTTTGTGAAAGATGATAAGGGCGAATATGTAATGCAGTATTATTACAAAGCTATTCACCAGCACCAGGGTTGGTTTGATGGGGATCATTATTTTGAAACAGCACCCTGGAAATCACCCACCACTATGCCTCATGAAGCCGCCCGGTTATTCCTGCGTATTACCAATATACGGGTGATGAGGGTGCAGGAGTTAGAAGATACCGATTTCATAAAACAAGCAGTGGAGGAATTGCCCCATTCATGTATTGGATTTGGATATTACGAAGCCGGTGGAGAAATACAGGAATGTTTTTGTATGGGATGGGAACACTCTCCTATTGTTATGGGATACATCACCGGAGGTATGAAAGAATGGAAGAATAAAAAAGCATGGGATGAAAACAAATTTTATTGGATTATTGACTTTGAAAAAATAGATAAACCCATCACTTGTTAAAACAAATAACATGAAAACATTATTACAAGTTAAAAATAGCTACTTGGAAGCCATGGATGAAGCAAAACAGATAGATCTGAATACAGATGGCGGAAAAAGGCTTATTGCCCGGTATAAAAAGCAGATTCAGTTCTTAAATAAGGTCATTATCTATTTGGAGAATAATCCAACAGCTGAATTTTTGCAGGGCCAGTTAAAGACTGTGCAAAAGCAATATAAAGCGATAATGAGTTCATGGCCCGCACCGCCTCCGGGACTGGGAGGTGATAAAAATCCGGAATATAAAAAGAAGCTGATGAAGTGGAAAAAAGAGCACGATGTAGACAAGATAAAGAGCCAGCTCAGGTTTATTAACTATATTCTAAAATGATTAACATGAGAGAAATAAAAATAAGGAAGCCACATAAATGCGAGACATGCGGGGCTGATCTTCAGCCGGGGGAAATGGCTTATTATTACGAAGGACGTAGCCCACGGTTTGAGAATACTAACGATTCTGATTATGATGATGAAATACAGGTAGGAATATGGTATTTTAAGGCATGGACATGCGGGTATAGTAAAGCAGATAAATGTGTAGCAAGGGCTATGGACCCGGCAAGCGGAGAGATAACCGGGCCATAACCATTTTACTATCCAGATTAATTATTTTGCTTATATTTGAGCAAATAATTAGCTATGTTTCAGCCAGGAAACAAATTTTCAGTTGGTAATAATGGCGGCCGCCCCCGGATGTATGGAAGTCCGGAAGAAATGGCCGTAGAGATTGACGCATATTTTGAATGGTGCAACGGCAAGCTGAAGCCCGGGGTACAGGTGAATGAGGAAGGGCAGCTGGTTGATGAGGATGGCAACGCGCCGGATGATCCCTATTCGCGTAGGCCCAAGCCTTATACGGTTACCGGCCTAGCGCTGTACCTGGGATTTAGTGATAAATCCATGCTTTATGAATACCAGGATAGACCAGAGTTTTCACACCTAATAAAGCGCGCAAGGATGCAGGTGGAAATGGGATACGAATCAAATCTACACGGCAGCACCCCTACGGGCTCCATCTTTGCCCTCAAAAACATGGGGTGGAAGGATAAGGTGGAAACTGAACACAGCGGGAATATGGGCATCGTATGGCAGGAAACAAAGACTTACCAAAAACCGGGAAATGATCTTGAACCTAAAGCAGACGCAGGCGCTTGATTATCTGGAAGACGATGTAACAAATGAGCTGCTTTTCGGCGGCGGAGCTGGCGGCGGTAAATCTATACTGGGCTCATACTTTCAGCTTAAACGGCGCATGAAATACCCTGGCACCAGGGGATTGTTGGGCAGGGCTTCACTTAAAACCCTTAAAGAAACAACGCTGTTGTCTTTCTTTGAGGTTTGTCGCTTACAGGACTGCCGGGTGGTTGATCACTATAATTACCACCAGCAACAGGGCGTAATATCCTTCACAAACGGGAGCATGATCTTCCTGAAAGATCTGTTTTTTTATCCTACAGATCCCAATTTTGATGAGCTGGGCTCCCTGGAAATAACGGATGGATTTATTGATGAGTGTAACCAGACCGTAGAAAAAGCATTCAATATTGTTAAGAGCCGAATGCGCTACCGGCTGGATGAATACGGGCTCAGGCCCAAATTGCTGGGCAGCTGCAATCCTGCTAAGAATTATGTTTACACCCGATTTTATAAGCCGTGGAAAGATGGCACATTGCCGCCTGATCGGAAATTTATACAGGCTCTGGCGAAGGATAACCCGGATATTTCAAAGCATTATCTACAAACATTACTTAGCCTGGACAAGCAAAGCGTAATGCGCCTGGCACATGGTAATTGGGAGTATGACGATGATCCAGCTACCCTGATAGATTTCGATAAAATTGTAGAGTGCTTTACCAATGTGCACTTAAAATCTCCCTCTGACCAGGTTATGCGCCTGGGCTGTGACGTGGCGCGATTCGGTAAGGATAAGACTACCATTAGTAAATGGTTCAGCCCGTTTCACCTTAAATTTGAGACACATAAACATCTCAGCACTACGCAGGTTTCACAGCGCCTGAAGGGTATTGCTAAGGAACATGGAGTGCCGGCCAGCAAGATAATAATTGATGAAGATGGCATAGGCGGGGGGGTTGTGGACCAGATACCGGGTTGTACCGGGTTCGTGAATAACTCCCGACCAGTGCCTGAGCCGGAAAACCCAAAGATAGATCCCAAAACTGGAAAAAAGTTGCCCGGCAATTACGATCACCTGAAAAGCCAGTGCGGTTATTGGCTGGCAAAGCGCATAATGTCCTCTATGCTATATATTGAATGTGACGATCCGGAGGTAAAGGAAATGATCATTGCAGAGCTAGAGCAGCTGAAGAAAGCCGACATTGACAAAGACGGCCCATTCCGGTTAATGCCCAAAATAAAAATAAAAGAGATATTAGGTAGGTCCCCAGATTACCTGGACAACTTAATAATGTCTATTTTTGATGAAATAAGGCCCCGGCAAACTCTGTGGGCCGCAACTATATAAAATATGGCTAATATATTCTCTCGCCTTTTTGGGGGCCGCAAAGCTGCCAATCTTCCAAGCATACCGGGTTTTAGGTTTATAGGTGGCCAGCTTGTGCCATATAAACACGATAAGCTGACCTACATAGAACGCGGCTACGCCTACAATGACATCGTATACAGCGTTATCAAAAAGATAGTTGAAAAGGCTGTTATTCCAACCTGGGGAGCCTATAAAGTAGTTGATGAAAAGGATTACCTGCTGGCCCAGTCAATATTAAAGAAAGTATCAATATCAAAACACGATACTTCTCAGGACTACAAAAGGGCTATGCAATTGCTAAAGAAGTCCCTGGTAAAAGTAGATGATGGGGGCCTAACCCGGCTGTTAGAGTTCCCAAATGAAAATGAAACCGGCTCCCAGCTGCTGTATGGTCATTACACCTATAAGCTGGCTACCGGTGACTACTTTGAAGCTGGATGGGATAATTTAGCCAGCGGCGGCTTGGATGGCGGCATCCCCTTGCAGCATTATGGGCTGCCCCCTCAATACACCAGCATTCTTTCCTCTAATTCTCTCCCGTTAACGGAAGCCGGTTATTTGCTTCAGGTAGGAACGGAAGTACCCTTTACCAAGGAAGATATATTGCATGAAAAATATTTCAATCCGGAATGGGATATATACGGCAATCAGCTATATGGCATGTCTCCATTAAAGGCATATTGCATGAGATTGCAGCGGAATAACACCGGCCAGATCCGCGCCATTAAGATGGCACAGAACGGCGGCGCTGATGTAGTGGTATACCTGGATGATCAGCGTATTACCGGTGAAGATGAGTTTAAATTAGCCCTTGAACAAAGCGGTAAGCTCAAACAGGAATGGAACGCAGAACAGAAAGGCGTTAACAATGCCGGCAGCACTGTATGGAGCCCTTTTAAGCTGGGCGCTACCCGGCTGGGGCTTACGTCTGTTGAAATGGATCTGTTAGAGGCAAGTAAATTTGATTTGACCATGGGCGCGCTGATATATAATGCCCCTCCCGTTCTATTCAGCACAGATGCCAGTACGTATAATAACCAGTCTACCGGAGAGCGCTCATTGACGGCAAACTGCGCTATACCTCTTATTTTGTCCCGTGAGGCCAGTTTTAACAGGAAGCTCCGTAGCCTGGCCAAATACAAGAACTCAAACATAATAGTAAGTCCAGATCTTCAGTGCTACACTGAGCTGGAAGAGTCCAAGAAAGATCAAGTTGAATGGCTGGATAAATCATATTTGCCTTTACGTCGCAGGTATGAGATTATGGGTGAGGATATGCCTGAAGGATTGACCGATGAGCAGCTTAACGCAATACCGGTTCCGTCTGGTGTAAGTTTATTATCAGATTTATTCGCCCAGCCGAACGATTTAACAAATGAAATGCGTACATTGCAGGATAATAATGCGAATCCATACGAGAGCGAATAATTAACCAAAACCATCACTATAACCATGAAAATAGGAATTGGCGTAACGGTGCATAACCGCAAGAAAGAGCTGGCAGATTGCCTGGATCACCTCACTTGTTTACTTCCTAAAAATATTGAGTGCTGCATAGTCGTTGTTGATGATGCAAGCGATGAAAACATTGCACAATATGTATTAAATAAATGGGATGTAATAGGCTACCGTTTTAATAATAACGTGGGTATTGCCAGGGCTAAAAATAAGTGTCTTGAATTACTAGAAAATATCGGCTGCACCCATTTTTTTCTATTTGATGAAGATACATTTCCGGTTGTGGCTGACTGGTGGAAACCATATGTGGAGCATTCGGAGCCACACCTTATGTACATCTTTCCGGACTTCAGCACTAACATACGGCTCAATGACACAGCTATTATTTACCAGGACAGCACTAAAATAACCTATTCACATCCGCGCGGTTGCATGTTATATTTAACCAAGGAGTGCCTCAGCAAAGTGGGTGGTATGCATCCAGGGTTCGGTAAATGGGGATATGAACATCCGGACCTATCCAATAGGATCTATAATGCAGGCTTAACCACTTTTCGTTATATGGATGTACCAGGGAGCAATAAATTATTTTTTGCAGGCGATGAGCATCAGGCAGTTATATCTACCTGCATAGGTAGGGATCGATCTGCTGCCATTCAGCGAAATAAGCCTATGTATGACGCCCGGAAGTACAGTAAGGAGTATGTGCCATACCGGGAGGGGAAAAACCTAGTATTGACCTCCTTTTTCGTTGGGCAGCCAGATCCGCAACGCGGGGAGAGCTGGAAACCTGATGCCTCAGCCGTTATGCCGCTGTTCAATTCTATTCCTTATCGTGAAATAATGGTGCTGAATGACTGTATGTTGATTCCTCCCCCCAACGGCGCCGGGGCTGAGTGTTTAATTAATCCGTATTTTCAGCGCTGGATCAGCTACCGAAAATATTTGATAGATCACCGGCATACACTGGGATTCGTATGGTGTGTGGATGCAACAGATGTGATAATGCTCAATAATCCATATCCTCACATGAGTCGGGGCGTTCTTTACACCGGAGATGAGCCGGGCACTGTCAATAATGCATGGTTAAAGACACATCACAAACACCCGGTCATTCAGAATATGATAATAAAATGGCGTACGCAGCCATTATTAAATGCCGGCATCCTGGGCGGTGATGTAGATACGGTGATAGATTTCTGTGGCAAAATGATCGATTATTACACCCAATTTGAAGAAGATGCGAAGCTACGGCGTATGCACGGTGCCGGATTGACTGACATGGGAATATTCAACCTGGTAGCATATAGCCATTTTAAGCCAGTTCATGGGCGCCAGGTAACGACAGTATTTAAGGCTGAGCAAACACAGTCAGCTGCCTGGTGGAAACATAAATAGTTATCACATTTTAATAACATTATTATGACAAAGAAAGAAAAAGAGCTTATAGAGCACATGCAGGCCTTTTGGAATAAGTTTGTCCAGCTGCCGGAAGAATGCATGAATGAAAGGCAGCAAATGGGGCACATGGTGGATATGATACACAATGCCATTGCCGCCCGGTCTGGATTAAGGCTTTTCAACAAAATGAAAAGTAAGGAAATAGATAATGTGAAATTATGATATATTACCGCACTATATGGGACACCGGCAAAAACTTTGGTAGGGCTATCAACCGGGAGCTGAGCTTAATACCTGACGCCAATGATTGGGTGGTACTGATGGATGGGGATGTGATGTTCCTTACCGACTATTGGGGAAAGCAGATTGAGGATATTATAAGTAAAAACTATAATAAATATATGGTAATAGGTGCCATGCTCAGCCGTTGTTGCGTATCCGCTCAGCTGGTGGGAACCTATCCAAGTACAAATTATAATCTGATCTTTCATAAAGAGGTGGCAGCTGACCGTAAAGGCCGGTATTACGATTTAGTGGCGCCTACAAGCGGCCCGATTGCGGCGGCCTGTATGATCTTCCAGAAAAAGACATGGGAGCTATGCCGGGGCTTTAAAGAGAACACCCCGCATTTCGATTCCATGTTTTGTACCCAAGTGCGGCGGAATAATGGTAAATTAGGAGTGGCTCAGGGGCTATACCTCATGCACGCCTACCGTGCCGGTATAGAGCAAGACCCTGGGAGTAAATATGATCATTTAATTAAAACATCAAAAATTCCAACAACATGACCATAGATGAAATCATAGAAAAAGCTATACCATTCGCACCGTCAGACTGCAAGCGGATCAGGGCTAAAAAGGAATGGCTCAGGGAGGAAACTAAAACCAGGATTTCACAATATATACAGCTCATGTTGGCAGCTCATCAGCTATCATCAGGAAACAACCCTATTCCGCCGCACCCATCCGGAGGGGTTATATTTGGCCCGCAGATGGCAACAACGGGAAATGATCTGGATGGGCCTGAGTATTTTATCCCGGAGGCCGACCTAAATAAAATAGCCATCAATAAAGCATCAAAGGGTGTTTATGAGTCCCTTGATAAATTGTACCTTCCCTCCCTAGATCCAATAAAATTTAGATCGCCATTCAATCATGAAAATGATAACGGTACAGATAAATAAGCGCTTTCGGCAGCTACAGCGGCAACAGATCCGATATGAAAAGCAGTGGGCACCCCGGATATTATCCGCTATCCAGGCCGATTTAAAGCCGGTTCTGGATTACCTCACTTCACATAGTATAGCTGAGACACTAGTGCTGGCTCCTTCTTTATATCGGTCCACAAACACCATAAAATCTATCAATAAACTGTGGATTGCCGTTGGTCTGGATTCAGCCAATAGCGAATATGGTAATTTATTGGCGCTTTATCCGGAGATAAGGCAAAATAAATCCTTTGGGTTCAATTCTATATGGAGGGGATTGATACAGGGATTTTTTGATATTATATCGGCCAGGAAAATAACCCAAATGACCCGCACAGAGCAACAGCGGATCAATATACTGTTACAGAAAGCACAGGATCAAGGGCTGGACGTATGGGACACCAGGAGGTTGCTATTATCGCCTGATGTAAATGATGCCCGCGCCCGCCTGATAACGCGCACTGAGTCTTTAGGTGCTGCCAGCTTTGGCGCTACCGTTGCCGCCAACCAAACAGGCTTGGTGCTCATAAAACGATGGATAAGTGCCCGTCGTTGGAGCACCAGGAGGTTACCAAAAGATCAATTTGATCATTTCAATATGCACATGGTTACGGTGCGCCAGGATGAAAGGTTTCTCGTTCCCAGTAAAACGGGTGGGGAATTTATGCTTTATCCCGGAGATCAGGAAGGAAGTGCCGGAAACATCTGCAACTGTTTATGCAAGGTTATTTATGAAGCAGAGAGAGATGCTTCCGGACGCCTTGTAAGATTAACTCCTTAATAGTGTTTTTACGCCATTTCCCCGTTCAACCAATATAATGGTATGTTTCCCGTTTATAAAAAATAATGACAGGTCAAACAGCAATCTATGTTTCTTTGCCAACCTCTTTAATTCAAACATAGCTGCCTCTCCTTGCCATTTCTCCTTGAACCTGAATACCAGCGCGTTTTCCTCAAAAGCTGCCGTTATCAGTCCGCTATAGCCAGATTCCTGAAGAATAAGACCTGCCAGCTTATGAATTGTCGGCACATTCGTTTTGGTCATTATGCAGTTTTTGAAGGAATGAAATAAATATTTCCATCCAATAATTAGTTCCCTGTGGCGTTTTCCACCATACGAATGCACGCGCCAGGGCATCACATACACTACGGCACATGTAATTTGGTGTGTTTTCTGGTATATTATTAAGCGCCTCAGTTCTGTATGGTTCCGGCAACTCTATAAGACACTGGATCATAGTCCTATCCATATTAATCTTGTTTACGTGATTTATACAATAAAATTTGTGCCTCAATAATACGGATACATTTCTTCCAATCCTGATCCCATTCGGTGGCAATGCCCAGCTCACTGAAATATATACCATACTCCACAAAAGGCACCCATCCATGTGCAGTATGTTCACGATATTGGATGTTTACGCACATGTAGGATTGTGTCAGTCCGTGCTTTTCCTGAACCTTTTTACAGATTCGCGTCCATTGTTTTATAGTAAGATTTTTCATGTTGATAATTTTATTGATGTTATTAATTCTTCTGCGTAGCTAAGGCATAGATGTGGGTGTGCGTTTTCAATAATCATCCTTGGATCATCTAAATATAATACATATATTATCCGTGCACAATCCAGATGTGTATGGTTCCGGTAGTGAATTTCCGCTGTAAGGTATTTTGGTGTGAGCTTGTGCTTTTTCTTTAATGCTTCTACCTTACTGGCCCATTGATTTATACTTAAATTTTTCATTACTTCCGGTGTCCGTAGCCGGTTCGGTTATTTTATTTTACTGACTTTTTTAGCCCATTCTTGAAACTGCTTGCAGGTATCACATGTTATTTTGCCTGTTGTTTCAACGACTATAAATTCATCAACTGGCAACCCACAGGCAGTGCTATCTATATCCATGCTGGGCCCCATTAAATGTATTTTCCCTACAGCTGATGGGTCCGCATCCAGTAACCCGCCGATTGCCTCTTCAAACAAAACTTTCATTATTCTATCCATTATTTGCCCGTGTCCGTAGCGGGTGCGGTTTTAAGTAAACAGGTTTTATTTCTGCATCATTCCATCCGCCTAAGCGTCCAAATCTTGGGTTAAGATCAAAGCCGATTACTGCGCCTTTGTTCAGCTCCCGTTCAAAATCTTTTATTGTATAACAGAACGAAAACATTTCCGCACTACCGAACATATTTTCACCCTTAGCGCCAAACCTAACAATTATCAGCGCCGCCCCATTCTCAATATCTTGTCCCCTAAATCTTGGATTATAGGCCTCAAATGCTTCTATGTCATTTGCCCCCACTCTTTCAAGTGCTTGGTTAATGTACTCAATAAGTTTCTTATACGTAAGTCTCATTATTGTTTTGTATTTACACAGCGGATATGAGGCGTGTTATATTACAATTGTTTCGTTTTCCATATATGCAAAAATAAGCGTTTCAGTTTCGTAGTTCTTATGCTGCAATACCTGGAATGCGCGCCAGGGCCTTTTATGTTTATGCATTGTTCCCCTCACCTTATCTATCCATATAAGGGCATCAGATAGGCTATGGAATTGTTTCTTGCCTCTCCAACGACGATTTAATACATCGCCGTATCCGCAGTTAGTATAACCCCTTTTAGGATGCAGGACTGCGATATATCTCGTCTGTGGTTTGTCAGATTTTGCCATTATATAAAGATTTAAACCAGGCCCGAAGGCCAAATAAGTTAATTATAAGAAGCTAACCGGTTTTTACAAAAACGGATGGTTTTTATAATATTAGAAATATGCACATCCCATTCGACCTTTTCAACCGAATCATGAAACATGCGCCGTGCTGACAAGCAATTACGCAATTGTATTATTCTTAAATGCATAGCATAACCCCAAAAATCCTTAGCATTTACAATATCTGGTGTTGGTCCATAACGCCCAACAGGGAAGTAATATTTTTTCATGGAATAGTGTTTTAAGCCGGGCCCGTAAGCCCGGCAGGTGAATTAATTATGCTAATAGCGCCGTTATGGCTTTTATTTCCGCCTGTACGGCTGTTGTCTTACTTTTCTTCTTTAAGGATTTTATCCTATCCCGCAACTCTCTTTTATCAGCACCTGTATATTTTCTTATGAACTCGTTCACTCTTGATTCCGGTACCATATTGTATGATTTAAGACAGGGCCGAGCCCTGGTAGGTGATGAATTATTTTATAATCGATTTTCCCCCAATCACTTTATTGAATGTAGGACGCCAAACATTCAGCTTAGTTACGTTCTTTATAACGGTGAGATGGGAATCACGAAATTCACCATTACCTAATCCGTGCTTAGCATGAAATACTGATTTTTCAGTTACACGGGTAATGGTTATTGATCCGTGCTGCTCCCCGGTAGTGTAAAAACAATTAAGTACAGCACCTTCATAGATGCCAATTTGTTTAAGCTGTTCGGTTAAGTTTGCGTGTGCCATATTTCGTGTGTTTTTGAATTGATAAAACAAAGATAAGATGAATTATTTAATTGCGCAAATAATTATTTAAGAAAGTTTATTTTTTTATTTGCGTAATTAGTATTAGGTTTGCAGAAATGATTAAATATGTCACAACAGGAATATAATGTAGGTGATTTAGTGATAGTGCATACAGGTGCAAATGTAGCTAACACAATGCCATTTCTGGGCATTATAACAGAAGTAGATAAAAAGTGTCTATTTCAGCCATGCATTATTGTTTCTCATCCTGATTATGAATTTGGAATGTATTGCTATCCTTATCCAGGTAGGGGGAACGAGTTTAATGTTGAAATAATTAAATCCGCAAACAATGACTGAAACAATTCATTCTGGTATTTATACTGCCAGGAAAAAATATAGGGATGACTTATGGGATGAAATAACAGAATGGATAGATAGTGGCTATTATGTTCCTGGTAAATATGTAGGTACACCAGGTAAAATTAGCTTTGCAGATGCGCGTATACTTGTCAAATGGAGGAATGACCCCAACAATAAATGGATACTTCCAGGTATGAAATACGAAAGGCAGTTCAATAAATACGATGGAAATACACGTACTTTAAGGATGCGTAAAGAAATGTATGATATTGCCTGTAGATATGATGTTTTTGATAACGATTAAAACAAACTATTATGCCAAAGAGAAGGTTTAAGGTAGGGGATAAAATAAGGGTGTTAGAAGGGGTGAACATACCACATGCGGTATCACAGCCGTTTACTGGGGAGGTTGTAAAAGAAAGTATTACATGCGCAGGAGGTCAGGAGCTTTATGTAAAGGTAACTAATGCCCCTAATCCGTTCCATGTATGGTGTTATGACGATAAAGATGATGGTATTAAATTACGCGCCAAACTATTGAAGGCAGCACCAAGGAAAAAGAAAACAGTTAAACTATGAGTAATAAAGCAGGGCAAGGACGCCCCAAATCGAATCCGGACGGGAAAACGGTTGTTAATACTTACATTGATACAGATCTGTATTTGGCAACCAAAGATCTTAACAGGTCAGAGTTAATCAATAACCTGCTGCGTAAGTGGCTTAATAAAAAGAAAAATGGCTAAAAGGGGGAGAAAACCAAAGTTAACTGCCGTCCAGCTCCGGGAATCCGGTTATATCTACAAGCTGGATAGACTGAGCCCAAAAGAAAAGATTGAGCACAAGCTAGGGAAGAAGGTTATTGTGAACGGTCGCATTGCGCGCGCAGATGGGGAAGATTTCGATTATTTCTATAAAACAATGCCTGGGCACGCTGAGCCGGTTGAAGTCCGAATTTACCACGTAAATGGCGATTTCTATTATAACGGGGTAAAACTGAAGAATGTCTCTCAATTGCCTACAGTTGAAAAATTGGCATTAGAAAATCATAAGTGGGCTAAATTGGATTCTCAGATACAAGATACCAGACCCTTAGAAATAACGATTGATACGTCTGTGCCAGGGGATGTGAACCCCATAACAAGCCAGCTTCCTGATCGTATTACCCTTCAGGGAGGACCATTTGATGGCCATACAAAAGCATGGTCTATCAAACTTCCTTTCTACATGATCCAATATGAAGGTGTGGATAACGGAAAAAGAATAGTATTGGCTGCTAGGTATCGACGGGACAAGGACAACAAATATCTTTATATTCACGATCCATCAATCAGTTAATTATGCAGAAAATACCAACATTATTTGTAAGGGATTTTGAAAGCCCAACAACTTATGCCACGATGCCAGGCCTTAATAAAGGTAGATTTTTGGCTACAGAACAAATAACACCTGGTTGTGAATGGGTGATTAATGGAGAGGGTGTTGCTACCAGAAAGTGGGACGGCACCTGTTGTATGATACGGGAAGGCGCACTCTATAAAAGGCATGAAGTTAAAAATGGGAAGGCAGCTCCCATTGGATTCTTACCAGCGCAAGATCCGGATCCCATAACGGGAAATGTACCAGGATGGTTATTAGTAGGTGATGGTCCAGAGGATGCCCTTTATAGGGAAGCATTCCAAAAAATCAGAAATGGATTAGATAGGAATGATACATTTTATGCTGTAAATGGTACCTATGAATTAGTTGGGCCTAAAGTAAATGGTAATAAAGATAAATTTGATCATCATCAGCTTATACACCATGGCATACATGTAATCTCGAACTTTCCCAGAACCTTCGATGAGATAAAAAATTATTTACTGCATGTACGCCCAGATATTGAGGGGGTAGTATGGTGGCATCCGGACGGCAGGCATTGCAAAATAAAACGGTCTGATTTTGGACTTAAACGATAATTATTAAACACACATATATATGGCAAAATTCAAAATGCCCTCACCGGGCGATCGCGTGCACATCTCGGCTATGCCCCAGCTGGGAACATTCACAGTAAAAAGTGTCTATTTAAGCAATGGTTATCCTGCATGTAAGCTGGAAGGGGAAGCGGGAAATCACACCCGATTTGTAGCGGAGCTGGAAGATGAGGCTATCCCGGAATCAGCAAAACAGGCAAGCGGTACCGTCGGGGCAGCAGATGGCACGGTGGCGGATGGCGGCCAGAAGGATTAAAACAAAAATACCCGGTAGAAATACCGGGTATTATTTTAATATTTTAACCAAAACTGTAACAAACTGATAGTTTTGACCTCCTATCAGAACCGGCACAAAATTACCCCAATTATTTGGTATTGTGAAAAAAAGTATATATTTGTGCTGACCTCCCGCCAGAACCGCAAAACAGCGGTTAAATGGTATATTCACGTAAAAAAAATACATCCAAGCAATATAGTGTTAAGGACGTTGATACGACCGGTAGAATCCTATCCGTTTATTATTCCGCTTTCGATAATAAGGATCGAGATAATGATGTCATACTAAAGGGATCTTTCTCTAAAACCATAAAAGAACAAGGCCCTGGCGGCCTGGGTGAAATATGGTTTATAAAATTCCACAATCCAGATTTGCCATTAGTCCCCCCCTTTGAGCTCATAGAAGATAACTATGGACTACTTGCCCGGCATAAAATGCCTGATAATGATATATCAAGCGATACATTACAAATGTACGCAGATGGGCATTTTAAGCACCAATCAATAGGGTTCCGCACCATACGTCAGCAGCAGAAAAATGGATACAATGAAATATCTGAAATACAGCTATTTGAGGGCTCGGTAGTCTTATGGGCTGCGAATCCAGCTGCCAAATTCGTAGACATAAAATCTATGAAGCTAACGCCGGAAGAAATTCAGGATGAATTAACCCTTACGATGAAGGGACTCCGTAATGGCAAATACACCGACGATACTTTTACGCTTCTTGAAATAAAGATGCGCCAATTGATACAGGCTGCTACTGATAATGCAATCTCCGAACGCGCCGCCGCAGAGGCACCCGAGCAGGAAGCACAATTAATAGAGGCCATTGATTACAGCTCTGTTCTTACGGAGTTAAAATCCATTAATAAATTTTATAATATTTAATTTATGCTAAGAACGTTTTTAAAATTTTATTCTCCGGATCCTGGCGGCGGTGGCGTTGAGGAATTACTCACAGAAGTGAAGGGGCTGAAAACTGAAGCCCAAAAGGCACAGGAAGCCCATAAAAAAGTAACCGACGATCTTGAAGCCATGAAAAAGGCTGCCCTGGAATGGGAAGAAAAGTATAAAAAACAGGAAACCGACCTGAAAACGGTAAACGAATATGCTCAGAGCATAGAGAAGCAAATGAAGCAAAAACAGCTTACACCTGCTGAACAGCTGAAATTTGTAGACCTGATCGGCAAGGCTGTTGAAGATAATTGGAGCGAGATTGAGAAATTTAAAGATCGCACCGGTGGGCGCCGTCTGAAATTTAAGATTACCCCCCAGGAAACTAAAGCGCCTGGTGATATGGGTATTACCACCAACGTTACGGATGCTGGCGCATACTTTACTACCGTTCAGGTAGGCATTCGCGCGCTGCCCAATCGTAAGGTGCACATGCGACAGATTATACCGCTGGGCACCATGTCTACCAGCTCATTGACCTATATGCGGGAAGTGGGCGGAGAGGGCACACTCACCCCAGTATTGGAGAATGGCGATAAACCACAGTTCGACCTGGATTTCATCGAGATTACTGTGCCGGCTGAATATATTGCTGGCTGGTTGCGTGTATCCCGTAAGATGCTGGACGATATGGCCGCTTTCCGTAGCTATTTGCAAATGCGCTTAATGGAAATGTACCTTAAAGTTGAAGATAATCAGGTCTTAAACGGTTCTGGTGTATCCCCTCAGCTGGAAGGTCTGTTGACCGTTGCCGTTGCCGCTAATGTTACTACCGGTCCGAACATTGAGCGTCTAGTTAAGGCTATCAGCCAGCTGGAAAGCTCTGATTACACCGCTACCGGCATTGTAGTACACCCGGCAGCTTACTACGACATTGCCCTTAACAAGGCAACCGGCTCCGGTGAATATGATCTGCCTGGTATCGTGGTTATTCAAAACGGTCAGCTATATGTAGCTGGTGTACCGGTTTACAAAACAACCGCTATTGATGCTGATACCTACCTGGTAGGTGATTTTGAACTGGGCTGCCAGCTGTTCATTCGTGAGCAACCGGTGGTGGAGTTCTTTGATCAGGACGCCAATAACGTTACTACCAACAAGATCACCGTGCGTATTGAGGGCCGCGTTGCACTGGCTATATACCGTGCAGAGGCGTTCGTACAAGGCACGTTTACTGGTATTACTACCTAATTAACCATAGCCCCAAAAATAGGCCGGTGGTGTAAAAAGCCATCGGCCATATTTTAAGCCATGAAAGAAAAGAAAGAAATATCCAATATAACAAAAAAAGTATATGAATATCTACCCATCCGATTGCCAGCTGATAAACAGTGCGCGTGCCCGTGTGGCGGTCAATCCTGCCCCAACGGAACCCGTTACAAAGGAGCAGGCAAAAGAATGGCTGAAGATGGAAGAAATTGATACAGACGATGAAATTATAACAGATCTTATCACAGAGGCCCGTCAATGGCTGGAAAAGTATTGCGGCATATGTTTGGTTGAAAGCCAGGTAGACGCCCTTGTATCGGTTAAAAATAGGCAAGAATTACCATATGGTCCTGTTAGGGATCTTTCCGCTATTACGATAACCGACCTTAACGATAATGCCATAAGCACCGGATGTATACAGATACAGGGTTTTGATAATAATTTTCCTGTACTTATGGGATATGGTCAGTTCAAAGTGTCTTATGTGTCTGGGTATGATCCGATTCCACAGCCGTTACTAGGTGCAATGAAATCATATATTGCATTCGCCTATGAACATCGTGGTGAAGATCTGGACGAAAATAGTAGTTCTTTTGCGCCTAAAGCGCGGCAAAAGGCCTTTCCTTACCGGCGTAATATTGGGTTCTAATGATAGGAGCGATGAGAGATAGGATTACCTTCCTTCAGCCGGTTGATACAGATCTACCTGGCGCGGGTGGTAGCACAGAATACAATCCTTTACTTACTTGTTGGGCAAAAGTGATAGACCTATCCAGCAGCAGGACATTGCAGGATAATCAGGTGGAGCTACAAAATGGCTTTCAGTTCATCATTAGATACAGATCTCCGGCTCCGACCAAAAAGGAACTTGTACAATTTGAAGGGATTAATTATACTATCAACAGTATCCGGCAGCTGAAAGAAAATAGGGAAAGATTTTTTGAAATAATAGCGGTTGCAAATGTCTAACGGCTTCAAAATAGAGGGGATTGAAAGTCTGAAAGAAAAGTTAAAGAACTTGACTATTGCTATTAAAACAGATGTGATTAAAGAGCTGGAAGCATCCGCATTGGAAATAAATTCATTAGCTGCCCAAAATATTGCTGCCAACGGCAGTATTGGCGCCTCAGGTGGCGGGGGTGGACTGCTGGGAAGTCAGCAAATGATCGAAAGCGCACCCGGCATATTTGAAATAATCAATACAGCCCCATATGCTGCATATGTGGAGTTCGGAACCGGTGCAAGAATAAATATACCGGCAGAATGGAAAGATTATGCAGCTCTATTTAAAAGAGGGAGTAATAGGGCTGGCGGTATCGAAATGATAAAGCGCCTTACTGAGTGGGTAAGGTCAAAGGGATTAGCCGGCTCGTACTCTGTTAAAACGCAGCGGCGATTAGGATCAAAAAAAACTCAGCGAAATGAAGATGAAAAAATAGCATATGCTATTTACCTGGGAATAGTCCAAAATGGGATATATGCACATCCATTTTTATGGCCAGCTTTTGTTAAGGTTAGGCCGCAAATAATTGAAAGAGTTCAGACAGTAATAAGAGAATCCATAAAATGAAAGATCCATCATATAACATACGAGTTGCTGAAGCTGAGTTGCTGGCTGGCATCTTATGGGCCGGAAATCAAGTTCCGGTATATGATGAAATGGCGCCGGATACTGCTCCGGATATACGGATAATATTCCAGGAAATAAACGGGGGTGGCGCGCCTTCCACCAAGTGCGGTTTTGGTGGAGATTGGTCCAGGGTTATTAAGGTTACACAAATATTTCCGGGAACCGCGCGGGTCAATAAAGATGCAGTGGATCATATATCTAGTGAAATACTAACCAGATTAGTACCCCTTTATCCGACAATGGATTTAGGTCCTGAATTTACATTATGGCGCGCTCAGGGGTTTATTATAGGCAATCAAACCTATGAAGATGGATCTAACAAATATATTGACAAGAACATAAGAATAACTTATTCAATAACAGAAAATTAAACACCATGGCTAACACTCCATTTAATGGTAATGAGGTAGCAATCGAATACGACGAATCACTTACTGATGTGCCTGAATGGCTTGTAATTGGTTGTGTAACTGATACTGATCTGGACACTTCCCGCGATACTATCGACGCAAATAGTAAGTGCGGTGATGCAACACTTGCAGGTACCGCAACATTTACTGCGAACTTTACCATGTTCTGGAATAAAACACCGGATGTAGGCCAGGTAAGCCAGGTAACAATGGCCGATCTGAACTATAATGGTAATGGTGCTGTTAAACATTGGAGGATAATCCATATTGATGATCCGTCAATTGTTTACCGTGAATTCCGGGGCTCCATCACATCATTCAATGAGACGTTTAATAACAATGACGTGGTAGGTGCCACCGTTGCTATTAGTATCGTTGGTGGCGTTATCACTATCCCCCCTACTACTTAATAATTAATATTGGCATATGAAAGATGTAACCATTTCTGAGTACACCCTACGTTTTGATTGGGGTACTTTTGAGCTTATCGGGGCCATTACGGGCAATGATCCCTCTAATCCCCTGTTAGGCATTACCGCCATTGGCGATCAGGCTGCATTCGTATTATACGGAGCATTGGCCAGAGTAGATGAAAGGGCAGAGCGACCGATAAAATTCAGCATTGAACAGGTAAAGAAAATGCTGAAGGATTTTTCCGGTGTTGAAATTGCGGAACTACTGGGTGCCTATGTAAATTCGGCCCGTGTGAATGGGATGCAATCAACTGATGAGGAAAAAAAAAGCTAACTGAAAAGCCCATATTATTTCATCAAATACAACAGTTTGCGTTTGGTGAAATGGGCCTTAAACCGTGGGACTTCCGGAATATGTCATTAAATGAATATCACCAGGCTTCCCACGGTTTTTTAATGCGAAAACAAAAGGATCAGGTACCATTTAGAAAGCTGTACCAGTTACTATACAATGTTAATTCATCAAAACATCCTGTATATGGATCTGCAATATCAAAACATTGGCCTCTTGATATGATAGATGGGATTACGGTGGATAATATTGATGAAATGAAAGAGCGCTTTAAACGTGCTCAGGAAGCCAACAGGCAGAGGAAATTATTACAACAAAAAGCTGCATCATGACTGAAGAAGAACTCAAAGTTGTCATATCGACCGATATAGGGGATGGTCTAAAAGGCATTTTAGCTTTTGAGAAAGCAGCGGACGAACTGACCAAAATAACCAAGGATCTTTCTGCACAATTTGGCGGCCTATCTAAGAGCCTGGACGATTATACTAAATCAAATAACAGCGCTTCCAGCAGCACAGCAAAAGTAGCCAATTCGGTATCGGCCGCCGGAAAGGCCATACAGTCTGTTAAAACTCCTATAGATAATGTAAACAAAGGTACCATTAATGCCGGTGCGGCTTTAACAAATCTGGGCCGCGTTGCTTCAGATCTTCCGTTCGGATTTATCGCAATACAAAATAACCTTGATCCATTGGTACAATCCTTTGGATCTATATTTTCCCAATCTAAAAATGCAGCTGAAGGTTTCAAGGCTATAGGCTCTGCATTGTTGGGAGCTGGTGGTATTGCACTTGCATTTAGTGTTGTCTCATCTGCTGTAACCACCTTAATACAAAAATACGGCAGCCTTTCCAATGCCTTACAAGCATTAAATCCTTTCATAACTGAGCAGGAAAAAGGCGTTCTGGCGCTGAATAGGGCCATTGTTGAAGGCGGCCCAGCCGTTACCGGTCAAATAGCCCAATTAAGCCTATTATTCACCGCTGTTAAAGACGGGAACATTCCTCTGAGCGAAAGAAAGTTAATTACCGATCAATTAATTAAGCAGTATCCCGATACCTTTAATGGATTAACAGCTGAAGCCATTGCAGCCGGGAAAGCAGATGAAGCGTATAAATCACTTACAAAAACAATACTTGCACAGGCAGCTGTAAAAGCAGGAAACGATGCAATATCGGCTCAGGGTAAAGAATTGTTTGAATTGAGGTTAGAAGCCAGAAAACTTAATGATGAATTGATAGACCTACAACAGAATGGGAATAAAGGTTCATTATTGTTTGGTAAAAGCGTGTTAGATAATAGCCGTGATATTGCTGCCATTCAGAATAAAATAAATGATAACAAAGCAAAACAAAACAAGCTGGATCTACAGGCATCGGCCATCCAGCAAGAACAATTAAAACTTGTAGAACAGTTTGGCGCAAAGGTGCTGGATATAAAGATAGGCGCTACCGTTCCGCAGATATTAGCAAAGCTATCTTCCGACCTATCAACAATAAATACTAAAGCCCAGCTAACGGGAGAAACTGCAAAAGACGTTGCACGGGATAAAATATCCGTGTTAACTAAGGCTTTTGAAGATGTGTCAAAAATAGGAGGTGCTCAGGCACAGCCTGCGTTAAAAGATATAGGTTCACAAATATCCGCGCTTAGGCCCATTGCCGAATCGAGTACAAAAAGTGTGAAAACGGTATCTGATATAATGAAGGATTTAAATCAGGATCTTGTCGGATTGGATGCTGGTTTTGCTGGTGCGGGTGGTTCATTAAGGGATTTATCGGAAGATAAAATAAAACGCCTAACCGATGCGTTGAAAGAATTATCCACTGTTGGGGTGTTGCCTGGATCTACGTTAGCGAATGCAATAAAAGATCAAATAAAGGCACTTCAATCTACTTTGGCGCCTACTCCGGTTACGCTTCAAATACCTGTTAAAATACAGCCATTGCCAGCTGCCAGCAATGCGAATACTATAGCCACATTAATGAAGGGCTTGAAACAAGAGTTTGCTCCGGAGTTAAATGCATTTACCAAAGAGCTTAACGATTTGATAAATAAAAGCACACAAAACAGTATTTCCAGCCTGGCTGAAGGTATCGGTACGGCGCTGGCCACCGGAGATATAGGGGCAGCTACAGCCGGTTTCGTAAATGCCATTTCAGGCTTTCTATCTGAATTAGGTAAAGTATTAATTGTGCAGGGCCTAGCTATACAAGCATTCCAGACATCATTAGAAACCTTACAGGGCATACCAGCCATTATTGCCGGTGGTGCACTGATTGCTGCCTCAGCTGCTTTTAAAGCGCTTGCCGGGAAGGGTGTATCGTCTT